ACATTACCTACTGCTCTGGTTTTTTCATTTTTCGCACGTAATGCAGACATGTCTAACATTTTACCTTGTGCTGTTCTGTATACACTTGCCATACTATTCTCCTTATTTTAAAAATTCATCAACTGATAAATCGTAGTATAAACTATTTATTCTATGAATCCCAATCAAAAACAATATAAAACTAGCAACACTACTTCCTCTACCTACACCCCAAACAATGTTATGTGTTCTCATGGCGTCTACCAAATATTTTAAATACTTTAATAAAGTAAACATGCCTCGGTCTTGGAACAATAATAGTTCTTCCCCTGCACGTTGCAATTCTATTTCGTCTTTACATTGATCCAATACCCATTTAGCAATATCCATAGATAGATATTCTTCTGGCATATGCCATAGATTTTGATTTAATTCATCAAATGAATCAACACTCAGTTTTGGGTCTATGTATTCAATTAATTTGGGTAGGTCATCTACAACTAAAATATCACTTAGCTCAATCTTAGTTTCGGTGTATGCTTGTTTGATTGTACGAAGTGGGTCACGCAAATACAATTCACATAAATCATTTTCGTTCAGTATTATTTGACCATAGATATCAGTACGCATATTGCAATGATACTACATTGTGTTGAAGAAGTCAACTGTTATGGCTTGTCTGATTCCGCTTTTAATTCCAAAATATCTGCGGATTCGGTTTTGTTTACCCATTCTAAACCAATAGATTTCCAATCCACCGCTTTAACCAATTTTACTATTTTTTCTTTTTTGTTGCTTTTTGCAACAGTATTAGCTATTGTGGGTGATTTGTCTAGCCACCAACCCTTTTTGTCAAAGGGATTCAGCATAGCAGTTTCAACATCATAGATGAACTTTACATCATCACTTAATTCGGATTTAAGTTCAATATCATATACACTTAGCCTACCTTCAGTAATGACATTGAATTTTAGTATCAATAACATTGTTATGATTTGGTCATATGGTTCTTCAGGGATAGTGCAAACTTTAAGACCAGCTTTGGTGTAATTATCAATTGCAGTTGTGTCTGTACATTCTACAAAAACACAATCAGATAAAGATTCACCTAAAAAATAAATGATTCTCTCCATCGCAATATTTTGTTCAATTATTGAATCAGTTTCAACTTCCATACCTAGCTTTATTTCATAGATATTCATAATGAATTTTTTTTCAAAATGAACCGCTGCCATGAATTTAAAGTCACGTTCTATTTTTGTTGCCAAAGTTTGTCCTCTTTTTGTATATTTACGTTTGTTTGAATGTTTTGCTTTTTAAGTAACTCATCCATTTTTTTACTGCTTTCTTCTCTATAGCTTGACAATGCCATTTGAATTTGACTTATTAATGGTCCATTACCAGTGCGATAAGCAAATGTAAGTTTACTATTCAAACTGGTAATTGTTTCTTGCAATTCTTCAAAAGTCTTATGTGATAAATCGCTGATGAAAGGGTGTCCCATTTTTTACCAAGATTGTAATGGAATTCTTTTCCAAATATCACTACCAACATATATGTTAGCTGTAGTAGCAGTTGAGTTAGAACTTAATACCACTGTTGAATCTGCTACACCATTTGAACGTGATTGACTAACTGTGATGTTTGGACTAGAAATTGTTTTAATGTAATAAACTGTGTTAGCAATTAATCCACCTATGTTACCATCAAATATGATTGGCGAGTTAACAGTTAAACTTGTAGTATCAGGTGCACCTAATGTGATTACATTGGTAGTTACTGTGGTAGACAATACACTTCTTGCATATACTGTAGAGTTGTAAGTATCAGTAGCAATATAAACATAGCCAACTGGATTAGCATACATTGTACCATTTGCAGTAGTTAATGATAGATTTGCTCCACCCAATGTTGATGAAACAGTAAATGTATTGCTACTTACAACATTACGTACATAGTATGTTTGACCTGCTGTTGGTCCACCAAATGTAGTACCTGTAAATACGACAGGCAAATCAGTATACAATTGAACTGTGTTACCTGTTGTAGTAAAGATGTTAGAAGTTGTTGTAGTATTAGAAATAGCTATTTGGTCAAACGATGGACCAACTGCCACATCACCGTTTACATCACCTTGAAAACCATTAGGTGAAATAAGTCTTTGTTGTATTTGTGTTGATTGTCTTGGTCTGTTTACTGGTGATATTGAAAGTGTGTTACCGCAATCTAAAGAACTAATAAGATAATTTAATTGTGTTACACCATTTGGTGCATTGACTGTTACTAAATTGCCAATGTTACTGACATTTTCTAATGTGCTACTACCAAAGTTATTACCGTTTAAAACATTACCAGAAAAACTAATAAATGCGTTTGCATTAGAAACGCTTAGTTGTAATGTAACATTACTTTGGGTTCCAGTAGGTGCCCAACTACCAAAGTTAATTGTAGTATTTCCTGCTACTGTACCATATTGTACGTCACCCAATGCAACGTTTACTAATACTGTTCCGCTTAATGCGTTACCCAAATTATAAGTAGTTGCCCTAAAACCCCTGGTACTAGCATTGCTAATTAGTGTATTAGCCATGTCATTGTTTACAGTGGTATTGGTTAGTGCATTTTTTACTACTACATTATTCTGCAAATCGGTAATTTCTGTACCCGCAGTATTTAAATTAGTTACAATAGATGTAAAGTTATCACGGAACCCCTGGCTATTATTATTCACGCCGGGTACAGGATAATTTACATTGATTGGATTAGTGTTAATATTGCTCATTTTTTATGTTCCATAGTGTATTTAGTATTGAGTTTCGTCTGGTAAAATTGTTTGTCTAGGGAACAATACATAAAAATCTTTACTGTCTAGTGGATCAGGTGTGGGGCTTGCGCTAGGTAATCCTGTCCATGCCGCTGGATTAAGATTATTATCATAATCATACGTAGCACTTTTGTTCACGCTAAATCTATCAATTTGAAAATTAATTTGATTTAATGTATATGGCCAGTTAGCTTCAATATTAGTTTTAATGGCATCTGCTAGACCTGGTTTAGTATAACATATTACCCATGCTTGTGTATAACCTAATGTACTACCGTTTGCTTGCTGACTAGTCATCCAAAGAGGTAATAGACTACTATTATAAACTTGTCCTACAACTTCTCCCACACGGGTACGCATGTTGTATAAACTATTTGGGTACAATTGTCTAGCGAAACCAGGTGTTAAACTAGTATAATATTTTTGATTTAATAATTCTATATAACTTGTGAAAACATTTGTTACACTTGTATACCAAGGGCCTAATCCCAAATCAATTGGAGTTGGCCAATATATACTCATAGGAACACTTTGACCCTGTGGATTTATTAAATTGTCTATAACTTCGCTGTAAACTACTTCATAAATAATTTCGCCATTACTATTTTTAGCTACAGCAGTTTTTAATTCACCAAGTGTTATATTTCTCCAATAATGATTTTGTGTGACTGCGGCAAGATATTGTTGAATGTCACTGGCATATATACCATATGCATGTTCATATACAACATCAGTTGCTTTTCCAAAATATATATCATCAGCCCTATATAGTGAATCTGTGGGTATAAGTTGTGTATTTGTTAATAAAGAATTAATGATACTTCTATCATTTAATGAAGGTGCTGCCTTAATGTATAGAGTATCTGTTGGCTGACTAAACTCTTGTAATACTGTAACTGTAAATGTTTTGTTTGATTGCACTACACTAAACGTAGGTGAATATGCCTGCACTGTAAACGTAAAGTCTGTTGTATCACCATATGATAATAATTGATTGGTAGGCTGATCCGCTATAAATCCTGTAAGTTCGCCATTACTTAGTAAAGTTAAATTAGGAGGTAATGTACCTGATACAATTCTATATTCTAATGAAGTATCGGAAACTGCTAAAACACTTAATGTGCTTATAGTACCGTTATATACTTCTCCTAAATTAGCAGGGGTAACCCAAACAATGTTTCCAATAATATCTAAACTTAGATAAAACGAAAAATTAAAATTAACGCTAGAGATATTATTGTTACCTGTTTTTCTAACACTTACGGAGAATGAATATTTATTAATACCCGGTGTTGATAATATCATAGTACCGGTTATCCAACCTGTATTTGGATCTCCTGTTAATCCTGCAGGCAAGTTTGAGTATATGTATTGTAATGTATTGCCGTCAAAATCATATCCAATAACCTTAAAGGCAATATAGTTATTACTCTCATAAGTTCCCATGAATGCGCTTTGCGTTGTGGGCACAGGAGGTAATATATAGTATCCATAGTATGGATCCATATTATCAACAGTAATAGTTAATGGTCTTGTATTTAGGATAGTAGGAACTCTAGTGTTTGGGGGATTACCCGGGCCACCCTGATTGACAGGAGTATTTTGATTAATTACTGTTATTGAGTAACCAATAATATTTCCACCTAAAGGACTTAGTAGTCTAAGTGTAAAATTATAAGTAGTGATTGTAGGTTGACCAACTGACACTGGTGGTAAACTAACGCTCATCGTGCCGGTCGCATCTGTTAATGGTAATGTTCCTCCATTTTGTGAGGAAGAAATTGAAAATGCATTTAACGTTGTGTCAATTGATTTTACATAGTAAGTTTCACCTGCTACTAAATCTCCAAAGGTATTAGCAAACACTACTGGTCTACCAATTGTAAATCCCGTAACACTTAAACAATATATGTAATCTGTTGAAGCCTCACTTGATAATGCAACTGTTGTTATTAAAGGTAGTGTTAGATTTATAACAGGTGGCTCAGGATACCCTTGAATCATTCCGGTAGCAGAAAGTTCAAGTCCAGGTGGTAATAAACCCTGTTGCAACTCTACTATAACTGGATTATTACTATCTGGGTTGCTGTACGCAATTTGTATTTGAGTCCAAATACTATCCTGTGTACTCAATAATGATCCTGCAGGTGTAGTGAATTGCGGAACTGCTATTCCAGTGATTGTTATATTAAAAGTTCTATCACGTATATTACCTAAATTATCAGTAGCACGTACTGCAAATGTAGTAGTAATTGGTTCTGTTACTAATGTTGGTGTACCACTAATAATACCTGTTGTCGAATTTAATGTTAAATTAGTAGGCAATGTACCTGCTAACAATGTGTAAGTAACACTGATGGCAGGACTTACTGGACTTGCCGACAATGCATATGTCATGCTTATTCCATATGGGTAAGTTCCTATAGAGCCTGAAGTGCTATTCCAAATTGGTTGTGACATTTTAACCTTGCAAGTAATGCATCGCTATTTCATAGTGATGCTTTCTATCTTCTAATCCAATAGTACCGCCATTAATACGCTTAGTTAACATTACAAAATCTTTACTGTCACAGTATTGATTTAATTTGTTGTTGTCCCAAAACCATCCAGCACTTGCTACAGCACCATTTGGTGTTTCTAAATAAGCTATCGTATCTTCAATACTCATACCTAAATCATTGGCAAATTTTGTGTAGTTATCACGACCTGTCAATTGAATTAATCCACGACCACAAAAACGATAACCATCACCACTAGCTTCATCACCGTTTTTCATTCTATTAGCATAAACACGATTGGCAATCTTTTCTGGCTTTTTTGCATATTGATTTGCTAAATCTTCAGTTGGGAAATACTTTTTAAATGTTCCCATCAACCCTTTAGCACTATAATTTAAATTTTCTTTAATAGCAGTATAACCGCCACTTTCGTGTGCTGTTTGTGCTAAGAATCCTGCCAATCGTGCTGGATTAACATTCATGTCATAGTATTCAGCTACAGTGTTTAGTGGCTCTAAATATCCCTCAAGTATACTTTGTTTTGTTCTTGGACACATATGTGTCAATAAATCTATTGTTACCATAATATTTTTCCTTATGAGTATGTTGCACCAACTGAGTACCACTGAGTTGTTGTAGGTGCTATAAATTGTAGTGTTGCACCTGCGGCTTGTGTCAAGGCTGCATTAGCTGATAATGTATTAATTGTTCCACCACTAGCTGGATATACTAATAAACTATTTGCACTAGTGTTAGTAATGTATAATACCATACCTGCTACCGCTGTTGGCAATGCTACACCTTGTCCACTAGTAACTGTACTTACTATATTGATTTCTTTTGTTAATGTTGTTGCAGTTGCTTGATTTGTTCCAAATGCACTTATACCAGTAGTTACAGAATGAAGTATGAACTGACTTGTCGTAATGTTTCCTGCACTTAAACTTGTTAGTGTACCAACACTTGTAATATTAGGTTGTGCATTAGTTGTTACAGTAGCCGCTGTAGTTGCACTGGACACAGTACCAGTTACGTTTGCACCTGCAATACTTCCTATGAATATATTAGCAGTAATACTAGCATTCGAATCACGAATTGCCGCAGTATTAGCTGTTGCGGTCAATGAAGGTTGATAACCATCTATGTAATCAGCATTTAAGTTTGCAATTCTTGTACGTGAATTAAGTAAGATTGGAGGAGTTCCGTTTGCAATACTAGACACTAACTGACCTGCAGTAGTAATATTGCCGCCTGACACATTACCACTTACAGTTAAACTTGTCAATGTGCCTGTACTTGTAATGTTAGGTTGAGCCGCTGTTGTTACTGTACCTGCTGTAGTTGCACTCGTAGCACTTGCTACTGCTCCACTTACGTTACCACCTTGAATGTTTGATAAGTTATTGCCTGCACCATAATGGTTACCTGTAATATTAGCACCAGTGATGTTACCTGAGGCATTAAATGTTCCACTTACGTTAGCACCTGTACCGGTTATAACTAATATATTTGCATTGCCTGCTACTGATGTATTAACATTACCGTTTGCAGTTACAATTACGTTACTATTACCATTAACAATTGAACTACCGGCTGATATAGTTAAGTTGCTTAATAAACCACCATCACCTTGGAAGAAGTTAGCTTTAGCTAAATTACCCAAGTTAGCATTACCACTAGTGATATTACCTGTAACGGTTAGTGAACTTAATGTACCAACACTTGTTATGTTTGGTTGCGCGGCAGTTGTTAATGTGCCGGTTAGATAATTAGCACTTACTAAATTACCACCAGTAACATTACCATTTGTTATATTACCTGTTACAGCTAAACTTGTTAATGTACCAACTGAAGTAATGTTAGGTTGAGCATTAGTATAAACTGTACCAGACACTAATGAGTTTCCTACTTGACCTGAAACGTTTGCACCTGCTACCGCGTTGGCTGTTGTTGCATAGTTAGCTAAGTTTACTGTACCTGATATATTACCTGCGCTTACTGAATAAGCTGTACCCGCTGTTACTGCATATGTTGCATTTGCTACTGTACCACTAACGTTTCCACCCGCTACTGCATATGCATTCAGTGCATTTCCCACATTACCGGTTACGTTAGCACCAGCAATTGAACTTAATCCACTACCATTACCTGTAATTATTCCGGTAGCATTCAGTGTACCTGCTACATTTACACCAGTACCAGTAACTACTAATGTAGTGTTTCCTGCGACTACGGTGTTTACATTACCATTTGATGCAGGTATGCTTACGTTGCTTGTACCATTAACAATACTTGTGCCTGCTGTAATATTAAGGTTAGTAATATTACTACCATCACCTTTTAGATATGAAGCGTTTGCAATATAAGTGTTTAAGTTACCTACGTTTGCAGTACCGGTAACATTTGCTGTACCTGTAATGTTTGCACCAGTACCTGACACAGTTAATACTGAGTTGCCAACTGCTGTTATTACTATATTACCATTTGCTGTAGCAATATTTACATTACTGTTACCATTAGATAATGGGCCATACAATGCACTTGCTGATAAGTTGCCGGTGAAATTACCTGTACCTGCTACGTTAATACCTGTGCCAGTGATATTGGCTATGCTAACACCTACAGCATTAAGATTAATGTTACTGTCTGCGGCAATGCTAATGTTACTATTACCATTAGCTAATGCACCAATAAAATTACCACTAGTTGTATTACCAGTAACTGCTAGTGAGGTTAACGTACCAACACTTGTAATGTTAGGTTGTGCATTAGTTGATACTGTATTTGCAATGCTTGCTGTATTAGCAGTACCATGTAAATTGCCAATGAAGTAATTAGCATTTGCTGTGTTACCTAAATTAGCATTTCCGATATCAGCAAAATTACCATTAATGTTACCTAACCAAGTTAAACCACGAGCATTTCCCAAACTGTTATATGTTACAAGTTCACCTGCGCTGATAGTTACATTACTACCAAATGCAAATTCACTGTTACCTGTATCCCATCCCATAAATGCCGATACCGGAGTCGTTGTATAATATTTTAATTCTATTCCTCGGTCTTTACCATCATTAGATGTTAATGGTGCACCATTAACACCACCACCCACTGATATGATAGGGTCTTCAACGTTGAATGAAGTTATGTTATAGTACGTTGCATTGCCTTGAACTGTTAAGTTACCAGCAACTACCATGTTACCTGAAGCATTAAAATCTGTTACGTTTGCTGTTCCGTTAACAATTAATCCTGTTAAATTACCTAGGCTTGTTATATTGGGTTGACTACTTACTGTTATATTGCCTGCGTAATTTGCAAAATTAGCAGTACCAACACTTGCATTGCCTAAACTTAAATTACTTAATAAAGATCCGTCGCCTGAGAAATAATTAGCAGTTGCTAGATTACCTAAAACAGCATTACCTGATGTGATGTTGCCGCTAAGATATGCATTAGCAAATCGGTTAGCTGATGTTCCTATGTCATAAATGTTAGCTGTACTAGCTACGATACCTGCCCCTGGGAATGGCTGTCCGTTACCGTCTAGCCAATCTACGAAAAGTTGTCCTCTTACTGTAATACTATTACTAGTGATAGGTGTAACTAAAGTATTTGCAATAATATTGTTTGCTTCAATATTACCATTAAGAGTTAGTACATTGTTTGCACTATCAAATGTAAAGTTTGCGCTACCACCAAATCCACCTGTGTCATTGAATTGTACACTTGTTAGAGGAGCACCTGGCGTTCCGTTACCAGTAGAGATAGAAGACCAAAATAGATTTCCAGCTCCAGTAGTTGCTAATACATAGCCTGCGCTACCGCCGGGAATATGTAAGTTCGCTACATTGCTGATACTTACATTAGAACCAGTAAAAGATGCATTACCGGTTACATTTAGACCAGTTAAATTGCCTACTGAAGTGATGTTAGGTTGGCTGTTAGAATTTGCAGTTAGTATACCGTTGAAACTTGATAATCCATTGCTTACTGCGGCAAAATAATTTGATTGAACTAAATTTGGATTAATATCAAGATTTAATGTTTGACTAGAACTAGTAACTGTTACATTGCTTCGTGTATTGTCAGACCCAATACCCATTCTTAGTGATGTAGTAGATAGGTTTAAACATGCAATGTTTGCTGATATTACAACATTACCTGTAGGGAAATTAACAGTAACGCCGGCCCCGGGTGTTCTATTAATTGAAAGTACTGCTGAATTTGCATTAGCACCAAACAACTGGTTAAAGTTATTTTGTACCTTTGTAAAAGCTGTTCTAATTGCATCAGCGGATGGATCATCGGGGAATGATCCAAAATCTATATTTTGTTGTGCCATGTTATATACCTAACCTAATCATAAAGTATTTATCGTTTTTTAAGAAACAAGTATCCAAAAAAATACCCGGTAACCCGGGTATTTTATAATTGCTAGATATAATTAAATACCAGCTAATTTTTTCCAATCACTAACTGATTCATTTAACATTTTTGATTCGCTCACACCTGTGCGCTTGCCTTGACCAGCAATAACAGGAATTGTTGTTTGACCAGTTGACTTAGGCTTGTTCAAACCACCACTAATGATTTTAGTCATAAAATCAATGTCTTGTTCAAATGTAGTATCTGATACTGATTTGCCTGGACCTGCATCATTTGCCCACTCGTCAAGTTTCTTATCTTTCTTGTCATCGTATTCAATATCTTTCTTTACTTCTTTGCCAGCCTTCTCTGCTTTGTTATCGTCTTTACCTTTATGACCTTCGTCATATTCGATATCCTTAGCAACTTTTTTAGCGGCTCTTTCTGCCTTATCATCTTTTTCACTAGTTGATTCTTCTGACAACCATGTTAATTTCTTGTAAAGACTTTCGAATGTAAATGATTCTTCTACTTTTTCTTCGTCACATTCACATTTTTTGTGATGACATGTTGGACATTCTTCCTCTTCCTCAGATACATTTACTTGCTTAGTATCAGCATTTTGTTCGGCATCTGCTGTAGCTAATGCTTGATTAGCGGCTGCATTACCTTGCTCATCATTTATTGAGTTTGCAGAACCGTTGTCTGGTGGATTCTGTGGCTGACCTTCTTCAGCAACTTTATAAGTCATTTGGTCTTCTGATTCTACTTCATCGACCATTTCTTTATCACTTGGGCATTCACATTCGTACATACCGCACTCATTGCAAGTTTCATGGCCGTGTTCTGCATGGTCATGGCCATGACCTTCTTCTTTTTCATAGTCATGTGAACTTTGTTCTTGACCACTTAGTCTTTTCATTAATGACATCATGCCATCATGGTCATCAACTACTTCAATGCCACCGATAGCACGTGAACCAACTGGGCTATCTACCACTGCCTTATCTTCACCACCAAACACGCCTAAACCAGCTTGTTTAATAATGTCTAATAACATATCAGCTTCACTGTCTTGTGCATTTACACTTACTGAATCAGGAGCGCCTTGTTGACCTTTGCTGATACTAACAGTTAAACCTTCACTTAATAGTGAATTTAATTGATTATCTAATGATTCAAACGCAAATTCATCTAATACATCTTTATCATGCATTGTCTGACCAAACGCTTTGAATGTATCACCTGGTGTCTTAATTGCCTGTTGTTTCATGTAAGCAGTTTTATCCATTTCATCTAATTCAGGTGTATGAGCACCAAAACTAGCCATATCATCAACTTCTGAGCCTGGTCCCATTTCACCAACTCTTGTACGACCTAATATCGGCATTTGACCATAGCACTCATCAAGACCACACTTGTAACCTTCGTGGTATTGTCTTGCTTCTTCCATATCATCATGACGGCAGTTATATGGCTGCTTGCTTAAACCATGTGCTTTACCTTCATGATAGGCTGCTTTTAAATGATGGTCTCTGTTTTCTTTAACTGCTTTTTTCTTTTTCTTTTCATCATACTCAATGTCTTTGGTAACTTTCTTTCCAGCCTTTTCAGCCTTATTGTCATCTTTACCTTTATGTTTCATATCGTATTCTAAATCTTTAGTAACTTTCTTACCTGCTTTTTCAGCTTTATCGTCAGCTTTTGTACGACCTTCTAAGAATGTGTCACTGCGTCCGCCATTACTAATCGGGCTTGACTGTGCGCCTTGTGGTGCTTCAGCTTCTTTAACTTTACCCCAACCACTTTTAGCACGAATAGCAAATGCTAATTCTTTCATTTTAGTGCTTTCTGAACTACCCAATTTATGTGGGCCACTTGCTTTTAGTTTGTTATATTGTGACATTAACTCTGATTTAGTTTTACCATCAAACATACCCTTTTTCTCAGGATTTAATTTAATACCACCTTCAATTTTTTCATCTAATTCGTCTTCTTTCATTGCACCAACTTGAGTGCTACTTGGTGTTGCACCTGGTTTTTGCATTGATAATTCACCCTTTTTAGCGGCATCTATAACTGCTGGATTGCTAGTTGTAATTGCTGATGCTGATGGATTAGCTGGGTCTTTAATCATAAAATTTTGACCTGGTTTACCAATTGGTTGCACGGCTAGACCTGCTTCTGCAATCATGTTGCTATCAACTGTTTCAATCCAATCTTTTAGTGATGCTTTCTTTTCAGCTTTTTCAGCTTTCTTTTCTTCTTTATCAGCATCTTTCATTGGAGTGTGTTGCATACCTTTTTTACCTTTTGGTACTTCACCAGTAGTACGGCCAAAAATGTCACCTACTTTTTGTTTCTTAGGATCGTTTTTACCTGTTAATGGCTTATCGGCTTTTACAGGTGCGCCACGCTTTTTAGGCTCTGTACTTTTTTCTTTTTTAACTACAGGATTACCTTCGTCATCAGTGTCAAACTGACGACCATAATCACCCTTGTGAACTAAGCCAGTTTTAGTGTGTGTTGTTTCTGCCTCATTTAACTGGTCTAATGATTTTAATAAACTTTTGAAATCCATTTTATTTTCCTTAATAATTAAACCATTGCGCCAGTTTTTGGCTTCGGTGGTCTTGTAATTTGTGTCATTGGGCTTTTATCTCCCAATTTTTTATCATCTAGATATGGCTTGAATGGATCAAACGCATCCGGAGTTTTCTTGCCTGCGTATGGAGTATCAATTTTAGAACCCTTAGCCTGGTCTTTAATTGATTGTAAATATGAATCACCATATGCTTTACTTGCTTCTTTAGCACCAGGCTGTTCTTCTAATTCACCATGATTTAGTAATGGACTATGACTCATTTCATTTTCATATCCTACTTGTTCACTATCAATGCTATCATCAAAATCAGTACCAACTACACGTACCATGTTAACATTGTAACCTAGTAACTGTGCAATCTGCTGAATCATTGGTTCTGTGGCTGGGTATCTAAACTCAGCTTTAATGATTGATATAGCTTCATTCTCTAAATTCGGGAATCCATATGGACTCTTTTGAATAGGAGTACGTACCGGGTCGCTAATCTTGACTGGATCAAACTTGTTTAGATTGTATTTAAACATATCTAAGAAGTTCTTGTCAATTTCGCCGGCAATTTTGATAGTGTAATTGTATGTATGAACACTTTCTACTATGTATTGTTTTAGGCTTTTCATTTTTTATTCCTGTATTAATTATTTATCATTTTTCATTTGTTTTAGTGGAGAGGATCTTGAGTAACTCATTACGGTCTAGCGTTTTACCCTCACCTAAAGGAGTGTTTGGGATATCTTCTGTTTTGCTTATCTTTTGGTCTAGTTGTGCTTTTTTCAACTGCAATTCAATCATTTTTAATTTCTTGTTTATCTTAGCTGTTTTAGCAGTAATAGCATGTCCCAACATACTACTTGCACTATTAAATATTTCACTAGCAAATCTACTATCAACTTGCATACCCAAATCCATTAAGTCTTTGTAACTGCTTGTTGCTAGTCCAGCAAGTTCATCCATTTCCCCGTCAGCCATGTCCAATCCACGAACCTGAGGTAATGCATTCTCAATCTTTTCAATGTTATCTAATGTTTCTGTGATAACTAAGTCTGCGTTATCAGGAATAGGAACAGCTAGATTATCAATCTCATGCTGAGGTAATTCAAATAATTCTTCTAATTTTTTATTCATGAAAGTATTTATTTACTTTCGTGAACCGTTTCGAAAAAGGTCATCCTCAGTGATTACTCTAAAGGTATAACCCTGTGCCTTGCAATATGCCATGGCTGCTTGCCACTTAGCATGATTAATTGCAACAACCATTTTGTCTTTTGCACTTGCGCCACGACTTTCAATAAGGCTTTGTTTTTTTGGTTTTATTTCAACAACTTCAGCTATTGATTTGCCATATTTATTTTGGTAGACTACAAAAAAATCAGGAATATAATTATGTACTTTACCATCTAATGGATGACGATAGGGTATTGATAATGCTTCGCTAGCCCAATGAGTAACATTGTTATGCGTATCACAAAAAGTCATGAATGTAAGTTCCCATCCTGACCTATATTTAGGTTTATGTTTCCCTACATATTTTTGCGGGTTTTTAGGGGTGAAGATACCTTGTGCCCAATTACCCATGATTATAACACGATGTTACGTGCTACCGGTTGATTTGATTTGGGTATAATTGCTATACCATATAATGAAGTTTTACTTTTAAAACTATTTAGATAATAAGCAAGTACTTGGTTGAGTTCCATTTTAGACTTGCCTTTTATTTGATCCAACAAGTCAAGTACAGGAATACCAGTATCTTGTGCTATTCTAAACATTACTGCGGTGAAATTATTAGCAATAGTTTTTGTAGCACAGACACTTGTAAAATAACTATGTACAATATCATATTGATTACCCGGTACAACCAGGTTAAAGGAATAGAATGAATCAAAAATTCTAACTGTTTGATCCATATTGTTGCGAGTATCTAATATCTTAGCCATACATTATTTATCTATTAGTTTGGACCAGTATTTGATTTACCTGCATATGGAGTACTTGATAATTGTTGTGGGGATGCTTGCGCTTTTATTGGTGCATTAAATGTACCTGCATTGGTAGGCGTAGCACCAAATATAGGAGTAGAAACATTTAGATTTCTATTTGGTGTTTGTTGTACTGCATTTATAATACCTGCTGTAAGTTCGCTTTTTGCAAGTTGTTTTAGGTTTGTATTTTTAAATGTGTTATAGGTTGTGCCAGCCGCTTGTACTGCACCTAAAATATTACCATTGGCTAAATTATTCAACACACCGCTAGCTCCGTCTACTAAACCACCCTGACCTAAAATTGTTTGCTGACTACCTGGTCTTGCAATAGGACTTAATGTTCTGTCGTAGTTTGCATCTAAACCAAATCCAGTAACAATATCACTCGGAGTAGTACCGCTCAATGAGCCTTCATTGTATACTACTGTCTCATACTCTAATGTCATTTGGTTTTCCATTATGCCACTAGCTTGTGAATAGTCATATGTGTCATGGCTAAAACTAGTGATAATAGGATTTATAAGAGTGTAGGCAACAAAGTTGTGTTGATTAAAACCAAACACAGTAATATTTTTAAAGAAAGGAATCTTTTGTCCACCTGAATCACTTGGTACATTTGTATCACCTATATATCCCCAAGTTGAATTACCTGTTATACTAGGTTGATATTGATTTCTACTATTGTATGTTGCACTATTAGCTGATGCGGCTGTACCGCCTTGACCTGCTGGTCCACCTACATTTGGATTTTTTCCACCTCTTGCACCAGCAAAGATTACTTGTGCATTGTTGCCATCTGCGTAATAATAATTATAATATGCTTTCCATAAACTTCTTATTGCACCACCAGCAGTAGGAGTGCCTGTAGCAGTACCATTATCATCATGAAAAGTTATGTTAACAGGATCGTATTTGATTTTAGTTTGAATAATTCTTTTACGATTATATTGATTTAATTGAGCAGTATCAAAAGTAAAACTAGGTAGTTTAGCTGTTTTTACAGCCAAACCAAAGTTTGTGTTAGTGTTTACGTTTTGATTATATGCTTGAGTGTTTATGTCAAAATAAACATGAAATAGATATTTGAACTTTGGTGCGTACTGATATCCATTGGTTCTAAAAGTTTTACTTGCGTGAGTATAATCACGAAGGTAATCGCTGCCGAAAAATGTTCCGGCAGCGTCTTTTAGTAAATTTTGAAAAAATCCAGACATGGATTAATTCCTCTAATTATTCATTAGATGGAACTACCAATACCAGTAGCAATTGATCCAACTGTTCTACCAATAGTTGCGCCAACGCCTGATCCAATTGGTGATTGAATTGCGTTATCGAAACGTAAGGTCAATGAAATTGTAACTACTTCGTTAGTACCATAGTTTAATGTGTTATAGTTAGCTGTTTGTACAAAGCAACCATATAATTCCCAAGTTTCAAGAACTACTGGTGCCGCTGTTCCGTTACCACCGTCTAAGATTTCAATGTTTGTTTCAAACTTATAATCTTGACCAGTTGCCGCAGATGCTTGCTCAACAAAGTCCATTTGTTTCTGTAATTGTTGACCAACCAACTTAGATACGGAACCAGATGCATCATCACGAATGTTGATAGACATTGTTTGCCATTGTGCTTTACCTGCCAAATACATTGTTGAGTTGTAAATTGGTAATGTAATTTCTTGAAACTGTACTTGTGGTCTTGAACAATCAATAACTTGTTTAGTCAATTCTAATGTTGCACCGCCTGTACCAAAATTCAAAAAGTTAACTCTAAATCTGAATTGTAGTTTGGGCATTAATAAGCCCTGATTGCCGCCGGCGTTATCAGATGCTACTGTCATGTTGTACAATGATTGTGAGGCTGTTGCCATTTTATATATCTCCTGTTAATCTTATTTATCTTATTCTAAACAGACAACCCCTTTCGGGGTCATCTTAGTTTATTATAATGATGCTATCTCACCTGTGTTTAGAACTCTAACTGGAATGTAGATGAATTCTGCTGCCTTAACTGGTTCAAGTGCAACGTCAATCCATAATTCATTTCTGTCGATTCTGGCTGGTGTATTATTACTTTCATCACATACAACTAGATAGTCATAGATACCACGTTTAGCAACTAAATCTACCATCAATGTTTGAACGACACCTGCAATTTGATTACGTGTCAATGCATCGTTAGGTTCAAATATGAACGGTCTTGCTGCCAATGTTAATTGTCTACGTACATAAGCAATTAGTCGTGCAACGTTAGTTCTATCTAATGCACTTGATGAATTGTAACTTGTTTTGTTACCAAAGTTTAGTAATCCAACACCAGTGAAGAACACTAATGGATTAATAAAGTTAACATACAATGTATCACGTATGCCAATATTAGTCTTAGTAGTGATGAAATCACCTGTTGTTCTATCTAAGTAACCAATATTTGTAGCGTTATCAATAATACCACGGCGTGTACCTGCAGCCGCTAACCATGGATAACTGATATTGTCATTTCTTAAGAATGTACGCAACATCATGTGACTTGGGGGTACTGCAACCAAGTTACCTTGTAAGTCAGTAGTCAATCCACTTGGATAGAATAGACCCAAGTAAGTATTACGTGTTACACAACCTTCTTCATCAGTTCTTGGAGCGCCTGCGGCGTTAGTAGCCCATGCTTGAATTGCTGTTGCATTTGCTCTTAATCCCATTGGGGTATCACCAAGAATATAACCTGTATCACCACGGTCTGCATTTAGAACAACCATGTTAGGTTGTAGTTCTTCATAATATGGACATGCAATCAAGTTAAAGAAATTGTCTTCGTCACGAATATCTGTATTCGTATCAACAACACTACTTAATGATTGAACAACCATGTTACGTTGAGCATATCTACCCATCCAAGGTGCACCGTCTGTTTGATTACCGCTTACTGTTACCCACGTATAACTGAACTCTGGTAAGTTATTAATGTTAGTTGGTGCAGCCGGGTTATATGTACCTGCACTAGGATAGTTAGCACTTGTGAAATAATTTGTTGTAAATTGTTTTACAACATATCCTGAACGGCGTGTATTAAACAATAATACACCATTTGGATATAGACTTGTTTCCGGTGCGTCTAAGTCAACATAGTTACTTGTCAACATGCTAGTGATTGTTGGGATAGGATCATCAACTGGGTTGATATTTCCTGAAGTACCCCAACGTGCATCAGCAAATAATACACCTGCAGAACTATTTGATGCAGAATTATCTAGTCTTACCCATGTATTTGAGCCGCTCACTGATTGCCAACGATTGATTAATGGATATAATTCTATATCGCTTGTGTCAATCCAAATATCACCATATGCTAAATCTGTACCATCACTTTGTGTAGTTGGCTCAGATGGAGAAACAATAGGACCATTTGGATCAGTGGTGTTACTACCGGTAGCTGATGGGAAACCTGAACTATCGTAATTTAAGTTACGATAACCTTTCCAGGCTCCATTGTAGTTAACCATGATATCAACTTCGTCAACAACTGAATAGAACCAGTTTGTTTTATCTGTTGGTAATGCTACTGGAGCACCTTCGTTAGCAGTATATGTTAACGGAACCCAATTGCTTAATTGTGTTGCATATTGTTGCGGTAAAGGATTTCCGCTCACATATGTAACTGCATCAATAACACCACCTGTTACAGCAGTAACAACACATACTAAATCATTTGCAGGACTTGTTCCACCCAATTGAGTACCTAAGAATGTTAGTGTGTCACCAACTGCATAACCTGTACCACCAACAGATACACCGGTGCCAATTAAGTTATATTTACCATATATTGGAGCTATAGTAATAACAGCATTATCGCCTGTACCACTAGTACTATCTGGAGTAATTGAGAAACTTTGTTCACGTGAAACACCATATTTTACTCCAGTTGTTGTACCCTTTACAATACCAATCTGTGATAATACACCGCTAGGTATACCTTGATTTACACCAGTTAAAATTTGGTCAAATAATAAAATCTCACCGCCAGCAGTGTGTGTTATTTGAATTCCACCGTCAGTTGTAACTGCACATGTAGTATAAGGGGCACCTGCCGCCGCCCATGACGTTACAAACTGTGTAGGTGTCATACCATTTTGGATAGTCATGTTGTAATAGTTACTAAGTGAAGACGAACCTGGTATACTTACTTTGATTCCCATTGTAGTTGGACTTTCAACAAGGCCAGATAATGTCCAATCTGTAGTTGTGCCTGTGATTACTGTAGGACCTGTAGCTAAACGTTCCCATAAATACACAGGTCCTTGATTGAAACCACCATCAAAGCCATATTGTGCATAGACAGAGCCTGCTGGGATTGCTTGTCCACCTGTTGCATCTAAGGTAACATCAACTGTCCAATCAGCAGTAGCCAAAGAAGTTGATAATGCTGTCCATGACTGTGTTAACGATGAATATTCTGATACAACTGGAACTAAACCGTTACCAGAACTTCCAACTTTAATCCATACTGAACCAGTTGGTGCTGGCTGTGATTGACTTGCACTCCATAATGGCATTTGTGCCGCTGTACCAAATGCTAGAACCGGCTGATAATAATAACCAGCTGTTAATCCTAAATCACCTAATAATGTACCTGTACCACTAACAACTCTTAGATAAGGTCTATTAGTATTTGCGGGTGCTGGCTGTGAAGAATATATAACTAGCTTACCTGAAATAGCCTCTGCGCTAACATATGTATATCCTAAGTTATTAATTGCAGTTGCAAGACCGGCTACAGTATTATTAGGACCTGCAGGAACTGCTACGGTAAATGAAAAGTTACCATTAACACTTATTGTAATTGTATTACCCGCTGTTAATGTAGGATTTGATGTTGTGCCCTGAATTGCAGGCCAATCGTTACACCAATCAGTAGAACCAACTGTTACCCAAACATTATCTGAGGTTTTGTAAAAATATTGACCATATACATTTGGTGCACTGAATGGAATAGGTATTGCATTTACTGCATAATCTCCGATATTACCAATAGAATTTGAAGGTACTTGGCCTGACAATTGAGCCGAATCACTGATAACAATAGGAGTGTATAATTCGAATTGACCAGTAGAAGCATTGAACTCGTATATACCCCATGTACTAGATGTGGTATCTAACCAGTATGTTCCGTTATCAGGTGCGCCACTTGGACGACTTGTTGTACCAACTAAACTTGCTAAATCGATATCAGCACGTAGTACATAGCAACGATTTGAAGCGCCCAATGCGCTGTATGCGGCTAATAAACCATATTCGTTTAATTCATAACCTTGAATTGGTGTACCATTTGTAGTCGTATAGAAGAATGGTGTACCATAAGTATCCACTAAATCTTTTTGACTTGATGCTAAATATAATTTGCCTGCATTAGCTAATGTAGTACCTGGCGCTACGCCAGTACCAGAAGGATTAGATTTGTTCTGTGCTGTTGCAATGATTACTAGCGGAACTGAACTTGTTGCGGCTGGAAGATATTGACTTTGGTCAATAATCGTTACTTCTACGCCTGGTGATGTTAATGCCATTTTATTTTTTCCTTTTATGTAAGATTATGAGGTTTACAACCTGAATGCATACTATTATTTATTAAAAAAAATAAAAAAGACGGTATTACCGTGCCTTCGAAGGTTATAGCAATAAATAGTTTATGACTAGACCTATCTGCAACTCATGCAATAAAAACGTGTGTGCCGTTAATTACAAACGTAATGGCATAACTCACTATAGGAGTATATGTGATGAATGCGGTAGGAAAAAGAATAGTCTAAAGCCTAGAAAATCAACTTGGGCTAATAATGGCTACAAGAAAAAAACCACATGTGACTTATGTGGTTTTAAAAGTTTATTCCCTAGTCAAATAACAGTATTTCACATTGATGGCAAATTAGAAAATACGTTACACACCAACCTACGCAGTATATGTTTAAATTGCGTAGAGGTAATTAAGAAAAAAGAAGTTAACTGGAAGCGTGGTGACCTTGAGATTGATTATTAATAATACGTTGAATAGTATTGTGTAACTCATCGATAGTACCGTTATTGTCTACATAATAGTCGTAATCAATTCCAACACTTGAGTATTCACTTGCATGAACATTATTGTCTTCAAGCATTTTTCTACTCACGGCCCAATTCATATTGCCATTTGGACCTTTGTTGAATGCTACTGCTGATTCGTACCATACAGGGTTTTCACCCCTAAAAACTCGTATTGTAGTACCGCCTGCCATTTTAATAGCATTGACCTCGTTGAGAAATCTACAATCAGTAATAACAATATCATCTTTAGCTGAAAGTAATTTATGTTCTAAACTAGCTACCCAAATATCTTCATGGAAGCCTTTGCGGCAAACTTCAGTACCCCAATATTGTAACACCCATCTAGGAGTAATTTCCATACCTAAACGATTACTCCACCAAACATCTACTTGCTCTCGCCACTCTCTACTTGTTTTTGTAGTGCCTTCTAGCAACTCACGTTCCCAACCAAAGACATGTGCTACTGCATCTTTAAGACTTGCCGCAAAACTAATTCGTTTAAAACCATGATACGTTGTAAGATAGTCAGCAATTGTGTCTTTGCCCGAACCGATTAGACCTGTGATTCCAATAATCATAAAAAAACTCCTGTAACATAATGTGATTATATTACAAGAGTATGAAAAAGTAAAGAGATTAGGTTAACCTTGTACCCAAGTTAATGGTTGACTGTAATCCACATAGCGTTTTAATTCATCAAGCAATTGCTCCATTGCGGCTTTACCCTCAGCCTTCATAGCCGTACCATTTAAGCTAGTACCTCCGCCCGGGCCAGCAATAGTCCCAAACTTCTCACGTGCTTCACCAATAATTAATTTAAGATTAGCCAAGATAAAGTCCCCAATCCATACACCTGCTCCCGGATCTTGTAATAAAACTTCTTCGGTCTTTTGTACGTCAGCCCAAATCAATATCTGTTCACCGGTACCTTTGAAGTCACGCACTACTCGTAACACTTTTGTTACAGGGTTAAAAGTATAAGTTACATAACCACCAAACATACGTGCAGCCAGTTTAACATAACCTGCATAAAAATCGTATGTTGCCATACCACCTGCATAATTATAATTTAATAAGTACGTGTTTAAAATTGCGCTAGAGAAAGGATCAAAAGACGTAGCTCCTGGACCTGTTTCTAATCCAATTGTCCTGCGAAAAATATTTCTTACATTAATAAATTGTTGTGGTAGTGTATATGTATCTACATTTTTCTCTACCGTCATTAATGTGTATGCTTCTTCAGTTGCCGCTTGTGCCCTTTGACGATAAACTTTAATAGCGTAGTTATATGCGGCTTCATAATGCTGAGGATCTAACTCTAGGTCAATGATACCCTGGCCCAAACGATAGGCTACATTGTTAAATAATGCTGATTTTAACTCATCTAGTGTTAAACCAGAAGGAGTTGATAGTGGGTTAGCTATTGGTGATGTTGACATATATGTTCCTAGATATTGTATTTATCTAAGAACATATTGCTTTTACAAATCGCCGTCTTTGCGGTTCTCGCTGTAAAATGCGTCAAACTTTCCACCGGGATATCGTGACTCTAGCTTGCGAATATTCTCAGCAATTACTTCATTGGGGTCTAGGTTCAATGCCCTACATGCATTAATCCAATACCACATAACATCACCTAGTTCTCGCTTCATATGAAAAACGGCTTCGTCATTAAGTGCTTTTCCTTGAAAAAGTATTTTCTTGGGCACTTCAATAAACTCGCCACTTTCTGCGGCTAATCCAAAACACGCTGTAATTAACAAAGGAATGTTAACATCAGGTCCATGTTTCATTTGATTGTCGGCTAAATCTAATTCATAGTTAGCGTCAAGTCTATCACAGGTATCTATGAAAGTAGTTAAGTCATTACTAGGTTGACTAGTAACGGCCTCTACGAATTTTTGATATTTGTTTAAATCTATTGATTGTGTCATGATAATCTCTCTTTAATTGTGTTAAAAACTACTTTGTTACCTTCATTGTCATAATGATTTGCTATACCTCTATGGTTTAGAAAAACATTATTGAAATCTATATGATTTGAAAATCTATATAAATTTTTCCATTCTAAATGTGATAAATGTAATGTATTGTTAGGGCATAGTTTTTCTATATCTTTTAGGATTAAATTATGAATATGCTCTGCATATTCTAAATCAAAATACTTTTCAAAAAAATTAACTAATGGAACAAGTTCTTCATTGGTATTAGCATGTTCTTTTACGTCATTGTAAATGAAACAAGATTCTGTGTGTGATTGGTTATTGATGTGAATGGGATTTTCTGTTGTATGTAATCTATAGGGACTTGTGTGAGAAACAATAATATAATCGTACTTGCGAATGTCCTGTGACAATAATTGTTTGTATATTTTATACTCGCTACATCCCCGCTGAGACAAATTGGTTACTTTAAAATCTTGTTTAATCAAATTGGTCCAAGCAAAATCATCGGTACACGGTGCCGAAAAACTATCTCCGCAAATCAATATTTTTTTACTCATCTAATATATTATACACCCAATTTGCAATGTTTACATGTGATTTTAATCCCGGATGTTTATTATCTGTTGCCCTATCAATTGTCAAATTGACCTTATTCATATAAAGTAAAGGGTTGCTTATTTGCACAGGGTTGTTATACATGTTTAGTAACGGGTCTGTGTAAAAATTATAAACACTGCATTTGTTATTTAAGATGAATAAATTTGCATGTGAAATATCTAAAAAGGTATTATATACTAAATTATTGATATCGTACAATCTATAAAACTGTTCAGCTTCACTAGTCTTTAAATGTGGATAAATCCTAATCAATGATTGTGTATCATCTACAATATAGGTCCTGTTAACAAAAGACCAGCATACTAATACTAGGTCCGTTTCACAAATGTCACTTGTTAAAATTGATAATAATATTTCCCTATTAGATGCACCGGGCGTGGCAAGATTTTTTACCGGCTTAATAAATTTTTCACCTAAAATATTTGGCCAAGCATACTCACTGGGCCGTATTTCAGTCTGAGTATCAGGATCGCAATCTACTAGATGAGCCCCATATGTGTCACTTGAACCAAATACAACTATCCTGTTGTATTTGTCTATGTCAAGTTTCATGGCATTGTTGATGCATCAAGTGCAATAATGCTTCCTAGAAAAATCTGTGCCCAACCATTAGCATTTTGCCCAGTAGACAATAGACTTAATCCACTTAGGATGTTAAGTCCTGCAACAGTATATGCAATTTTTTTACGGTTTACTGTAACCCAATTAATAATTTTATCTTTCATACTAAATCCTTAAACATTTCTTTTCTACCTTCTTTACCTAATGTAGCGTCAAAGATTTCCTTTGTACGCTGTAACATTGCACATGCTAGCATTAGCATTTCATTCCTATCGTCAGTTAACTTAATTGAATTGTCAATTAGTACCATTAGTTCTGTCATTCGGTCGTGAGTGTCCATTTTAAAACGCTTTCAAAATAATCATGTTCTCATTAAATCGACCATTAGGTACTGCTGATACTGCTTTAATTTCTTTAAAATACTTACGTGCCGCGGGCTTACTACCCATTACTTCTTTGATTTGCTCACCGGGCTTACGTAATGTTTTCATTTCACTATTTGTAGAATCAAATCCTAATAGTGTGTTACCTTTAATTTGAAAGGTTTTTGTGTATTCATCGGCAACATAGTGATGTAGTTTACGTTTTGCAGTATCGTAAACCCAAGCCTCGCTTGCACCATGCAACTTAGTTGGATGCACACTAATCAAATCTAACTTAGTAGTAGCATCTTTAAACACTTTCAAGTATTTAAGTTTAGCAACAATTTTTTCTACAGGTACTGCTTTCTTTTTGCGAGGAGCCTTGTTAGCTTTCTTAATGCTAATATAGCTATTAAGGTCACTTAGTACTTGTTCAATGAATTTAAGAATGTTGCGTAATTGAATCTTACCTAAATTATGATAAGCCTCCTTTAGTTCACTATCCTTTGTATCTACTAATTCTTCAAACTCTGCTTGTTTCTTTTTCCAAATATCAACAATCAATGGAATGTGTTGTGGCATAACATTAAAGCCAACAAGTACATCAACAACTTTAGAATTTGTTTTTCCAGTATTGTAATAATCATCAAACACTCCTTCAAGTTCACCGGCGGCTTCTCTTGCCTTTTCACGCATGATTTCTTGAATATTGGGACGTGCAACTTCAACTACAACTTTTGCGACCTTACCGGTTGTACTTTCACGTACTTCGGGTTTAGCAAGTGCTTGCACTAATCGGGCAATTTCATTTTCTAATGTTGCTTCTTCAGCATCGGTCAATACCAAACCACGCAATTTCATACGTGCCAACCAACAAAGTGTTAGCATGAATTCTGAATCATTTAGTTTACGCAGGTTTTTTGCGTCATTGGTGCGATTGCTGAATTCCAAATATTGGCACAATAGTTCTTTAGCTTCTTTTTTGCCATAAAAACGATGATACCAAGTGAACCCATTTGCCAAAGCCACATTTCGCTCAGAACCTTCGGGTTGCGTGGGGAACGATGGTTCAGACCCAAAATACTTTGTGTCTGCGTCCCGTGGGTCTAGTGCTTTGATAAAATGGTCATCTGATTGCTTGCGAGCCATATATTACTCCAAATTGTTAACTGTAGACACATTGTAGCACACCTTCGATTTGTTGTCAAATTTTCGGATATATAGTGTCACGCATATTTACGATAAATAAGTGATAAGGTAAATTAATTATGCCACGACTTAGCCTTTGGCGCCCCAATAAAACTAATGACTATAACTTTTTTGATAGAACTATATCAGAAATGTTTACGGCTGGCTCAACAGACTTGTATGTACACAAGTATTTAGGTCCAACTAATCAAGGTCCATCGGTTGATTATACCCAACCTGAATATGATGTGTTATCACCAACTAATATTCAAGATTTGTTATTCTTAGAAAACCGTGACCGTTCATATGATCCAAATATATATCGTTTGCGCGGGCATTATAATGTACAGAATTTAGATTTTGATTTAAGTCAGTTTGGATTATTTTTAAATAATGATATTATTTTCATCACCGTTCATTACAATGATATGATTGAATTGGTTGGAAGAAAACTAATGGTCGGGGATGTGATTGAGTTACCGCATTTAATAGATTATAACCCATTAGATGAAAAAATACAATATGCATTAAAACGCTTCATGCAAATTACCGATGCTAATTATGCAAGTGAAGGTTTTAGTCCAACATGGTTCCCGCACTTGTGGCGTATTAAATGTGAACCATTAGTTGATAGTGAAGAATTTAGTCAGATATTAAGTGAACCAAATCAGCAAGATAATTATTTAGGTATTTGGGATAATAGTAAACCTTATCCAGAAGGCTATGTAATTACATTCGGTGATAAAAACTACAAAGCAATAGCTGACGTACCTGCAGGTACTATGCCACCTGATCCTGCATATTGGGAATTAGATACTAATAGCAACCTTAAAGATATTCTTGCTACATACAATAAAAATATTAAAATTAATGATGCGGCACTAGCAGAAGCACAGCGAATAGTTCCTAAGTCGGGATACAATACAAATGACCTATACATTGTTCCAACATACGGCGAGTACATAAGTAACAACGTACCTTCTAAACAATATAATAATCCCGCACCTCCTATAGCTGGAGTAGTTCCTAATACAGGAACTGTTGGAGTAATGCAATCACCCATGTATGCTCCCGCACCAGTAATTAGAATTCCAAAAGCAACTGTTAAAAGTATTTGGGATATGACTGCTGACATGGGCTTTGATAAGTTAGACTTCTTTAATGCAGTAAGTATAGAAAAATTAGTACTAGCACCAGAAATGGCTGAAAGCGGAACTGGCTCTGGTTTTGTAAGTGGTAATCAAATATTAGCACTGACCCCAATTGGTGAAGTTAAAGGTCCATATGGTACTGCTGACAACACTTATGCAACCGCTGACCAAAACCCAGAAGCACCCGGATTTACAGGTACAGAACCATATGGTCCTAACACAATGGATTATCGTGCTGACTGTGATCCACGATTCCAATATATCGCTCGTAGCAGTCCAAGAACATTTGGTTACACAACTGCATATATGAGTGGTGATGGTCAAGCACCAAATGGATTCCCTACAGGGGCAGGAATAAGTTTCCCACAAAATCCTCAAGTTGGAGATTACTTCTTACGCATTGATTACTTGCCACAGATATTATATCGTTGGGATGGTAAACTATGGGTTCGCATCTCTACCAACATACGAACTGAAACTGGCTTTAGTAATTCTAGTAAAACACAATTGTCTAGCTTTATTAATAATCATGCAGAAACAAAACTTACAGACGGTACGTATGTACCACAAAGACAACCGTTATCAAGTATTTTAACATTGTCACCGGACGCAATACCACCAGGAACATAAAGATTATATATGGCACAGTTTTTTTACGACAATCAGATTCGCAGATTTTTAATTCAATTTGCAAAAATATTCAGTAATTGGTATGTTACTAAAGGTAAGGACCCTGCAGGTCATCCAATACTAGTACGTGTACCTATTATGTACGGTGATAGTAGTAGACAGGCTTCTACTGTGATTGCAAATAACTCTGCTAGTAATTTACCTAGTGCACCTCTAATTACATATTATATTAGTGGACTAGAATACAATCAAAAATGGACACAAGACCCTACTTACGTTGATAACATACAAGTACGTCAAAGAGCATATAATCCAGAAACACAGCAATATGAGACTACACAAGGTCAAGCATTTACTGTTGAACGATTAATGCCAGTTCCATATACACTAAGAATCAATGTAGACTTTTGGACTACCAACTATAATCAAAAATTAGAACTGATTGAACAGTTAGGTACATTGTTTAATCCTGCACTAGAGATACAGAGTACAGATAACTTTATTGATTGGACTTCACTGAGTGCAGTTTTTCAAGATGGCTTGACATTTAGTAGTCGTACTATCCCTCAAGGTACTGGTAATCCAATTGACGTAATGACTTGGAAATTCTATATGCCCGTATGGATAAGTACTGCAAGTAAACTTAAAAAGATGGGTGTTATTGAAAAAATCATTGCAAGCATATTTAAAGGTACTGCATTGACTGACATACAAGATGACGATTTGTTATTAGGCACTAGACAAAAAATTACCCCATATGGGTATAAATTATTATTATTAGGTAATCAATTACAAATACTACCTGCGGATAATGCATTTTATCCAAGCAATGTAAATTTAGATTTACCACCTAGCCCACAGACTGATGTATACTGGTCTAGTGTATTGAACGTATATGGTACAGTAAGACCCGGTATCAGTCAAATTTGGTTGCAAAATCCATATATGGATCATGATATTGTAGGTACAATAGTTCCTAATCCAAGTGATGATAGATTTTTAATTTACAGCATCGACCCAGACACATTGCCGCAAAATACACTAGACCCAGTAAACAGTGTGATTAACCCACAGCTTACAGGACCAAACTCAGGTTTACCCGGACCTATTAATGGTGTTAGATATTTGATTGTTGAAAACATAGGTAGTCCAGGTGACAGCACTGTTGCTTGGGGTAACCTTGTAGCAAATGCCAATGATATCATTGAGTTTGATTCAACTACAATGGAATGGTTTGTAGCGTTTGATAGTCAAACTAATACTCAAGTGCAATATGTGACCAATCTATCAACATCTATCCAATATAGATTTGTTGAAGATACTTGGATGAAATCATATGAAGGTTGGTATGACCAGGGAGATTATTCTATAGTAATTTAATTTTTGATAAATTATTATATGAGTAATACTTCTGCGGGTGTTTTCTTTTACAGTAGAAAAACCAATCGTTATCTTTACATGCTTAGAACTGATGCCAAAAATCCTGGCAACTGGGGCATTCCTGGTGGAAAAATTGAAGAAAACGAAACTCTACTAGAGGGTATGATAAGAGAGTGTGAAGAAGAAGTAGGATATTTTCCACCAAATGGGAAGTTAGTGCCAATACAAAAATTCATTAATAATACCTTTACCTATCATACCTTTTTTTGTGAAGTAGAAAATGAATTTGTCCCCATATTAAATGAAGAACATTGTGGTTATGCTTGGGTAGGTGGAAGTCAGTATCCTAAACCATTACATCCAGGATTGTTTAGCACTGTCAACTTTGATATAGTACAAGAAAAACTAAACACACTAACAAAAAAGACTGCCTAAGCAGTCTTTTTTTATTTTAGCAATTTTGCAAATGTTTCAAAGCCAATTGAACCTACAATAACACCTGCTCCCATCATCATCCAGCGCCATTTCTCTAATGCAGAAACTTTGCTGGATAACTTATCATGTGCGGCATTATCTTCGTCACGCATTGACTTGAGCATTGCTCTGGTTTCTTCAGCGTTCTTATCCAAAGCATCATGTAGCTGTTTTACATTGTCCTTAATCTCACCGACTTTTTCTTCGATGTTCTTAACTTGAACTTGTAAAACAGCTATTTCTGTTTCAGGTTGAACTTGCAATGCTCTACTCGTAGCCATTTTATGCACTCGCAATCGTTACAATCGGATAAGGCTGAGCGTTAGCTGTGTTAGCAGTTTCCGCACTATTGAATGTAGCATAAGCTGGCGCCGCATTGATATATCCTAGATTACCAGTTGGTTGTCCTGGAGATACAATGTTGCCTGTTGCAACTGGACCAGAATCCGCTGTAAACAACCAAGTATTGTGGTCAGAAAGACTTTGAACTGTTTGTGTAGAGCTATTAGCATATGTAGCTAGAACACGCATTGTGTTTGGTGTCAATGCTGTATTAGCAAGGTTAGCTGTATAGCACTGTGCTGTTAAACCACTTGTTGCGCCAGTCACTAGATATTTTTGTTTACCTTTTTGACGAACAATGTATCCAGCTTC